ATGGTTTCAAAAAATTATAATGATACCATTTCAAACATAGTAAAATCTCTATGTAAAGAAATAGAGATAGAATGTAATGTTGAAGCGACTAAAAATAAAATTAAAAGAGTTTTACCTTATGAATCTCCATTTGGACATATTGTAAATTTAAGCAAACAAGCGGTATCAGAAAATAATCCCAAAGATGTAGATTATACTTTCTATCAAGATATAGATGGTAAATATTGGTTTAAACCAATATCTTTATTTAAAAAACAATTGGTAAAATGGAAATACAAACAATTTTTACCATATCCAGAAATGACATTGGATGAAGTAAAATATTCGATTTTACGCCATTCGTATCATTCCTTTTCTCCAATACAGAATGCACTTCAAGGAATGTATTCTTCTGAAATAATTTCATTCGATACTACAACTGGTGATTATTATTCTAAGACACATGTTTATAATAAAGACAAATACACAACATTATCAGATAAACCAATATTGAATTTAGACGAAAATGAAGAATTTAAGAAAGTGGCAAAAAGTGGTGTTGCTGTAAGAAGATTTACAAAACAAAGATTTTTACATGATCCTTCAGAAGAGGAATCTGGTCAAGATGGTGTGGGATTGCAAGATGATTGGGTAGGTAATCGAATGGCATCTATGCAAAACTTAGATCAAAGCATAGTCTATCTAAATGTACCGGGCAACAGCGAAATGAAAGTTGGGGATTTGATTGAAGTTAGAAAACTTGTAAATGAATCTCTCATCGAAGACTCTGGAGAAAATTTAAAAGAAAAAGATGTGCTAGGTACTGGTGTGTTTCTAATCACTACAATTTCACATGATATTGGGTTAAAGAGTGGTGGTCCTTCTGATGCAATGTCAGCAACATACATTATGCGTATTAAAGCAGTAAAAGATTCTAAGGGAGGCGAATATGCCTAATGATCATTTGGGTGATCCCAGTTTTAGATGGTGGTGGGGATGTGTAGAGGACAGAATAGATCCTTTACAAAAGGGAAGAGTTAGAGTACGTATCCACAGTTATCACAGTCCATTTAAAAAAGACATTCCCACAGACGCTTTACCTTGGGCTGAAGTCATTCAACCAGCAACAACAGGCAATACACCACAAGGTGCTCCTGTTGGATTAATTGAAGGATTATGGGTATTTGGATTTTTTAAAGATGGTGTTGAGTGCCAACAACCAGTTGTGCTAGGTTGGTTGCCCACTTTACCGGAAAATCCACCAAAAGAAGAAACTTCAGGCTCTGATACTTTACAACAAAAAGATTCAGAGGGAGAAACGTTCCAAAAAAATTATGGAGATGGGTTTAGAGATCCAAGAAAACAAGAAGATTTAAAAAACTTTCCATCAAAAGAAGTTAAAAGAGAATACCCATTTGGTAAAGGAAAGAAAACTAAAGACCGTGGTGTTCAATTAACAGAACAAGAACCAAAAAAACAAACGGATCGTTTTGGTAGAGCCATTGCTATAAATGATGCGACTAAAATTAAAGATACAATTATTGGATTGAAGAAATTAAAAAGACCAGAAGGATTATACGATCAAGCGTATGTTGCTGATATTGAAGTAGAAGAAGAATTTAAGTGTGGTGTTGTTAACTTAAATGGTAAAAATACTGGCACTTTAAGTGGATTGGGTTCTGGTGATAATTCTGTAAAAAGTAGCATGGAGTCTTCTAAATTTGATAATTGGAAACTAGTAAAAGAAGAACCGCTGAATAGTGCAAATAAAAAGATTTTAGGATAATAATATGTCTAATTGCGATGATAATTTAAAACCAACAGAATCAACTACCAGCACTTCTGGTATTAGAAATAATAAACCATCCTCAATTTTACCCCAACGCGAGCGTACCCAAAGAACAACTATTACTAAAGGGCAAAAAGTAACCGGAGGAATAACTGCCGCAGATTTAACAGAAGATGGAACTGTTGGTGCTTCTTCCGGTTCTGCTAGTGGCGGTGGTGGTGCAGGACAAACTACATCTAAAGGTGGAGTTACTGGTAGTTCATCCCAAGCGCAAGCATCGGCTGCACCAGCAAAAACAAAAGAAGAAATACAAAAAGAAAAACAAAAGAAAAACGACGACGAACAAGTAACGCAATCGAATAAACAATGGACTCAACCAGAAACTGAACACGGCAGGAAACAAGGCGAAGAAATAGAAGGTAAAGATTTATACCCAAATCAAGAAAAGAAAAGCAAAGAATTTAAACCAGTATCAATATATCCATTTAATAAAACATATCAAACTGAAAGCGGCCACGTATTCGAAACCGATGATACTCCCGGTAGCGAAAGACTATCCGTTTTTCATCGTTCTGGTACAAATTTAGAAGTTTATCCTAATGGTGATTTCGTAGAGCAGCATGTGAGAGATAGTTATTTTCATGTTTTTCGAGACCAATATGTTCACTTGGGTGGATATTCTAGCGTAACCGTTGATAAGGGATTAAAGATTCTTATAAATGATGACGAAGAAGAAAACAGTAAAGAAGAAAATGTAAATTTTGATATTCATGTAGCGGGAAATGCAAATGTAAACATTTATATTCATAAAGGAAATATGAATGTTTCTTTGGTTGAAGGTGACGCAAATATTCGTTTGAACAAAGGTGACGTAAATATACGTCAAGACAAAGGAAATTATAACCACACCGTTGCCGGCGATTACAATTTAGAAGTTGGTGGTCATATGCACGTTGTGGTTGCAGGCGATGTAGTTAACGAAATAGGAGGGAACAGGGATGAAAGAATTGATGGGGAATTTGATCAAAAGTATCTGTCAAACTCTTCAGGCTATTTGGGCGAATATTTGTTGGGGGATAAAAGAACTTATGTCGGCGGAAATCAAATAACCGAAGTCAATGGTAATATTAACGAAAAAGGACAACACAAAAAACAAGAGTTACAATCTCAAGAAAAATCAATTTATGGTTCTTTTGTTACTAAAACTGGTGGTAATTGGTGGTTAGCATCAACCGCAAGTATACAAATTGATGGACTTTCGGAAATTACAATTAAAGCAAAAAAGAGCATGGACATATTTGGTGCAGAATATACTGGTAAATTTAGATTGTATTCTGGAAATAGTCTAGAAATAATAGGTGAAAAATTTACAGTATTAAGATCTGCAACGGATAAAATAGAGCTAAAAACACCTAAAGATGTAACTCTAAAAACTCCATTGTTATACAAACCAGACGACAAAAAAGCACCACCATTCTCACCAGATCCAAAACCAATTAATTTGGATAATCCAAGTCAGTACGAAACTGCTAAACCATCGGAAACAGAATCATTTATGAAAAATAACAAGAAAGAATGGACACCAACTGGCGCCAAAAATTCATAAATAGAGGCACGCACTTTACTGGGATATTCTTATGTTTTCAATATTCAAATCAATCAGTCCTGAAATGTGGTATGCTGCTGGTGTTTCCATCATATCCTTTGCTATGGGAATTAGTTTTGCATTACTAAAGTTATTAAAAAATACAAAAAATAAAAAACATACATTGTTTTCCAACAATGGCACAGATTTTACAAAGTTACACACACAAGTAAATGAAGTTTTAACCGAGGTGAGAATACAATTAGACTGTGCAAGAGCATATATTGCACAATTTCATAATGGTGGTGATTTCTTTAGCGGGGAAAGCATATTAAAGTTTTCCATAACACATGAATCTTGCTCTTTGGGTGTAGAACAAACCATAGATCAACAACAAGGAGTATTGTTGACTAGATTTATAGAAAAACTTAAAATATTACAAGAAGATGAAGCCAGAATAATTTTTACAAATACATTAACAGATAGTCATTTTAAAGGATTTATGGAAGCACGAAATACAATTGCATTTGTATTAGTTCCTTTAAAGAAAGATACCAGTCTATCTCCATATGGTTATATTTGTGCTGAATGGTGTTCTTGGAATCATGCAGAACAAATAAATGCTGATTTTGTTCTAAATTTTCTTAAAAAAGACATACGAATCTTAAATACTTTACTGATTAAACACTAATGGCAAAAATCAAAATAACAGATTTAAGTAACGATTTTACCAGCAACCCAATAACTGGTGATATATCCGTTAAAAAGGATCTGGATGCAGTAAAGCAAAGTTTGCGTAATTTGATGTTTTTGAAAAAGTTTGATAAACCATTTGATCCACTAATAGATGTGGGATTAAATGAGGTATTGTTTGAAAAT